CGAGTTACATGCACGTCCTCGAAAGGAACTTGCAGGTCGCTCAGGATTACGATCTTCTTCATCTAGTCCTCGTCGTCGTCCTCATAGGGGATATTGTCGATGCGATTAGGCAGGTTAGGAATTATCCAGTCAGGGAATGTCTCGCGGTCAGCAAGAATCCAGAAGGCGTGCGTCTCTGTGAATCCTGCCTTGCGTAATGACTTGTAGTATTCATTCAGAGCAATGCAGTAAGCATCGAGAGCTGAGTAAGTGTCTAAGTCTATGACTGGTCGTTTCCTTGCCATGACTTTATTATCGATCTAAGAGTATGTTGTAAATCTCATCGACACGCGAATTAAGTCGCTTAATTTCAGACAGTAAATGAGTAATGACGTACCCAGCCAAGCCTCCGATAATGCCAAGGCTGGCAAAGTAAAGGGTAAAGAAACTCTCCTGTGTCACTTCTTGTCCACCGCATCAACCGCTGCTTCTACTGCATCGACTACTACGTCTGCAATTGCTTTCTTTGCGCGGTAAGCCTTAATAGCAGCACGAATAGCAGGGATAGCCATAAGTCCTAGTCCACCGATGATGATTGCTTCCATTATTTGCCTCCTAGCATTGGGATATTAAAGAACGAACTGTCTGTGTCGCCCGCTTTAGTAAAGCTGACGTGGATATGATGATTGTGCTTATTAATCCCATCGTAAGTACGCCAAGCCCAAGCCTTCTTGGAAGAAGATATTTTTCCGTTGAAGATGATGTAAGAGATTCTCTTATCGCCAGACTTAGCGCAGAGTCGAATCTGATCTGCAATATCAGGCATGAGGTCTGGCTTTGCCTTTCCAGATAAATCCCTGTCAATATCAATCGCTCGGACGATACCCGCTGCATCAGGATTGTGGTCAGAAGGACGCGCTGAATGACGTGCATCGCCAATCCAGCCGTCGGAGGTGCGGTCTCTGTCAGGGTAACAATCATCTACTTGAAGCCTTAACTGTTGCCCTGCTTTGCATAACTTAGGTGTCACGCTAGTAGGAGCTTCGCTTCGTCTGCGGTAATGCCGAGCTTTTCAAGAAGTGCAGCCTTAGCAGTTGCGTCAGCTTCAGCCTTAGCATCTTCTTCAGCCTTCTTCTCAGCTGCTAACTCTGCCTGATAAGCAAGTTCTGCAACCTCAGCATCGGTCAATTCAATAATTGACTCCACGCCTGTTTCGCAGTTGATTTCGATTCGTGTTGGATTAGGCATTTTTTACTCCATATAGGTAGGCGGACGAGTATTGAACGAAGTTTCCAGCAGCACCGCAGTTTAAGGTTAAGCGGTTGATTGCAGCTGTGTTAGACCATAAGCCAGCGACAAGGCGAGCATAAGCATCGGTTGCATTTTTCTCTGTAACTGTGTCTGCCGAGACCGACTTGTAATTAGACCCAGCATAGTTTGGAATATAAATATCGGTATTGGAAAAGGTTGAAGCGGTTGCAGAGGATGGGTCTTCTAAGATATTAATGAACGCGCTTGTTCCTGATGAAGCCGCCGAGCCAGAACCTTGGCAGAAGATTTGTGTCATATTGGTCTTAACGCCGTTAATAGCCAATTCCGCCGTTACGTTGTCAGCACTTGAACGGATTGAGACTTTCAAGCAAAGGTCTGTGTAAGTGCTAGGAATTGAGGTGAAGTCAATAGTGGATTGAGCAGAAGTCAGATTAACAGCTGCGATAAGTTCAAAGGTATTTGCCATTATGCCGCCGCAATTCCGTATAGGGTCATTGTTGTTCCAGTAGCCATTGAACCAGATGCAGGATAAACCTTGATTGTGTTGATTGCAGCAGTTGAACGCCATAGACCAACGAAAGCATCTACTCCATTACCAGCCGCGTTGTTGGCTCGCGCCAAGGCTGTCTTATAGGTAGTGCTGTTTGAGTAATTCTGAATTGAAATTGTCAAAAGTGAAGCGGCTGTTGTCGTTGGAGAGCCAAGGTCGGAAATTCTTATTCCTGTCAAATTGCTTGAACGAGGCGAAGAAGCAGTTGAACCATTTCCGCGAAGCCATGTCGCCGAATAATTTGTCGCTGTGTCCGAATTAAACTGCATGAAGATATCGTCATTTGTGCTGTTCGTAGGTATATAAACGATGAGAACTAGGTCTGTGTAGGTTGAAGGCACGGAACTGAAAGTGTACGAAGAAGCCGCCGAACCAAATGTAGTAGTCGCAATCGGGGTATATGTTGATCCTGCTGCCATGATTTACCCCTTAATCCCGTAGAGTGCGAATGATGAGTATTGAGCAAATGTTCCCTTAATATCTATGCTGCTAATTGCAGCAGTATTAAGCCATAGCCCTGAGAAGAATGTAAGAGTTCCACCTGATCCGTTTACGTCAGTTCCAGCTAAAGAGCGGTGAGTCTTATACTTATTCGTATTCTGATAGTCGAGCACGTCACAGACGATTGCAGTTGGATTGCTTCCTGCTGCGTTGTTGTAACCAATAAAGCCAGCAGTCTGGGCTGTGCCAGCGTTAGCAAGCGCGCTAGTGCCTGTGCCATAGAGCTGGTGATAAGTGTAGTTTGAGCCTGTGTCGCTGTTGTATTGAATGTTAATACCGCCAGCAGTTGTTAAGAGTGCAGCTCGTATCTGTAAATGCTTGTATGTGCTAGGGATAGACGAGAACGAGATAGAACTTGAACCGCCACCACCTACTGATACTGTGGCAATAGACTCATAGGAGTTGGTTGCCGCTGGCGTACCTACCCCATGAATCGCAGCTATTTGATTAAGCAATTGCGCCTACCACATACCATGTGTCGGTCGCTGTCTTGATGCAGACGGCAGACTTGTACTGTCCAAGGGTAGGAGCAGCGGCAACTGCACCTGCTGAAAGGACTGTGGTAGTGCCTGATGTGACTGCGCTGATTGTGCAAGTACCCGCGCCGATATTGAGGACTGTGATGGCTGTGCCTACTGGGAAGGCTACGCTGGCATTGGTAGGAATCTTGAAAGCAATGGCTGTTGCTTTGTTCATAATCTCTAGGACTTGGTACTGATCCGCTAGGACTGCTGTGTAGTCCGCAGTCTGGGCTGTACCAATCGTAAAGGTTGGAAGGCTGTTATAGGTAGCCGCAGTTAATACGTCTCCTGTGGTGACTGGAAAGGTTGCCATGTTGCTCCTAATAACTCAAAGTTGATGTGCCGATTATACCAAAGATAGTGCTACCAATAATGAATCCGTCCACTATTGGCTCAAGCGTGGTGATCGCTACCTGCATTTTATTTGCTGTTATATCCCAAGCAAAGCCCTGCGCCTGTAATGTCTTGGTGATAGTCGAACCTGACTCTGTGACGTTTGTAATCTCTAGGTTGTCAAAGTAATCAAGCCCAATAAGGGTATCCGTTGGTACTGCTGGGTCTAGCAAGTCCACCAGCATCTCGTCAATACGGATAGTGGTCTCTTTGCGGGTATTGACATAGTTCTGGGCTATGCCTAGCACGATGTCATCTGTCTGTGCCACAAGGTTCTCTTGTGTCAAGCTGTGTGGGAAATACTTGTCAATCGAGGACTGGCTATAAACCAGTTGAGGGGTTGCAGAGCCTACGCGGTTAAACTTGACATCGTTAATGATGAGTTTGTCATCAAAGGCATACTTGACGTTGCGGTAAGGAATCCCTGTGGTCTGGTTAAAGGCGATAGAAGGCTCACCAAGGCTAGAAGTAACCTCTGTGCGGTTGAGATATACGGCTGTGCCGTCTGCGCTCATGTAGAACGCTCCTAGCCCTTCAGAGAACTCTGCATTCTTAATGGCATCTAGGGTTGAGCGGTTGGTTGCAGGATCAGCCACGCAGGTCGAGACTCCTGTAGAGATTGAGCGCATAGACGCAGGGAATGAGACGTTATCTAAAATCTTGTTAATGCGTGTGCCTGTGTCCTGCCCTGCTGCTGTATCGGCAATAGTGCCTACGTTAGACATCTGTAGGAGACGGAAGCCATCAGTACACATGATGTCCACGTACGCCGTCTCCTGACCTACTGGAAAGGTGTAGCGGTAATCATTAACGTAGCCAGAGAAGAGGAAGTGTTCTGCCGTTGCTGTGGTGGCAGAGATGCGCAGCTTACGAAGAGG